CAATTTAGCGTATGTAACTCCGTCAGTAGCTAAGGTTGAATCTGGTAATTTAGAAGTGGTAACTGCACTAGCGGCAATTTTAGCCGAAGTAATACCAAGATCTTTAACCTGCAAGCGTCCACTTCCGTTTACCTCAAGCGAAGTATTGTCAGTAGTGCCACTTGCACCCGCAACAAAGGCAGCCGCATCAACAAGGTTGTTTAACTTTGTGCTTGTAACCGAATCAGCGTTGGCAAATGTTTGCCCTTTTGTAAGAATAGCCATAAATTAGTATTGGGTAATAGTTTGCCCATTGGTCTTTGTAGATTCAATAGCAATGGATGTAACTTTAGGGCGACCTATCGCAGTCGATCCTACAATTTTTCGCTTGATTGTCAATACACCATAGACTCCACGTGGGTTTCCAAGTCTAAAACTAAAGTCTGCGTTCTCGCCACCATCAAGTTGCCCAGGTAAACCAATATTAGGGTCTAGCATGGTAGCAATATCAGTAATAAAAGTGTTCTCGCTATCTGGATCTTCGGTTGAAAAAAGAAAGTCCACATCTGATGCGTTAAAGTCGCCAGATTGCATTTGGATCGTAGCTTTTTTAAATTTTTTCCTGCCGTAATCGTCAAAAGTGTAACCCCTAGTCTGAAGTTCGTAGTCAATAGCTGCCTGTAATTCAGAACCAGTAGTGCTAATCGAGTAATTGTCTTGGGCAGTTTCGTTAGCGTCAGCTAAGTGAACCCCGCCGTTTGAGTTTACGATATATAACTCGTTTCTTTCTTCGGCTTGTCCTTTAAGCAGGTTAGTAATGTTAAAATCGTTGTCACCAAAAGTATCAATACTTTCCCACGCCTTGTTTTTCATGTTGAATACAAGTATGGCGTTGTTTCCTTGGGCATCGTTAGCCCCAAGTGCGCTATCTAATGGAACAGCTAGGAAATAACGGTTATCAAAGTAGATTGCTACGGAGTTTGCCGCTAGACCTTTGTTGATTCTGTCAATAAATGGTTGGATTGCCTTACTAAGCGGCTCTTCAGTCCCACGCAAGTTGTATTGGTCAACGAAATCAAGGGCATAAACCCCATCATCACTCAAAAACATAATCATATTGCCTTTAGTTGCAATAGATTTACGTGCAACACAGCCAACTTCGCGGGTCATCTCACGCAGAACCGTATCACTTAGCGTTCCTTGCGTCCCAGTAATCATATGAATACTGTTTCTGTTGAAAACAAGCATATTGTCCTCATAGAATGGGTGCATTGCAACTAAGTAATCGGCTATTCCAGCCGTAACTCGGAACTGCGATGCAATAGAATCAAATGTGCTGGAATCAAGAATGTCACTAGCACAGATTTCATCACGCAATTTCCTATCTGTATAGGTAGCTGAAGCGGAAGTTCCTGCTGGCTCGTAGAAATACGGACACCACAACCTACGCTGGAAGTAAACGCCATACTTAGGAGCTGGCATATGGGTAAATCCAAGCCCTATGCTGAAACGACTACCAAATTCAATGAAGTCAGAACCAGTTCCCGAACCAAATGTAACGTTTGGAAGAGGAGCTTCAAAGTAAATATCAGTAGCGGTAGCAGATGTTACGGTATATTGCTCACCAATAACGTTAGCCAATATAGTAACATCAGTATCAGTAATTCTTATGGTATCACCAGCTACAATAGTAGTATTACCTGCAACTTCAAATCGAACTAAACCGTTTGTAACCCCATATTTATTGCCGCCTATGTTAAAGTATTGTGGCTGGGTATATGTCCCAGCAGGAACTAATGTAAAGCCAGCGGCCACCATCAAGCCAGTTGCTGCGGTGTAGGTTTCATCTCCACTTCCAGTTGCAATTACATACCTAAAATTATCAGCATCAGCAACGGTTGTTACTGTATGCGTTCCATTTGGGTCTGCTGTTGGCGGGGTTGCAGAGAAAGTAATACCAGAAATTGTAACGCTATCGCCTACCTTTAAGCCGTGATCTTTAAGGTTGATATTAACTACGCCTGTTGTACTTGTGTAACCAGATGTTAAGATGTTACGTCCTTGCGGAATATACTCAAATGCCCTAGCACCATCACGGAATAAATAGACACGATCAAAAGCTTGTAACATCTCTACACTTGTAGAAACATTTTCACCAGTTGGATATGGCAAATCTGTAATGCTGTAATTAAAAAGGTTAATGCTCTTAGCCTCATTGTTCGTAGCTACAATAATGCTTTCATCTAAGTTGGAAGCAGGGTTACTAAACAAACACGAACCGTAAATAGCACTTACCGCATTGTTATCTATGATAGTTGCTATCTTACCATATGTGCCATTAACCGTTAAGCTACCACTGTCCGTCCCAACATTAGCAAAGCTCAAACTGTCAGCATCAACGTAACTCATCAAGTATGAACCCGCATCAATCCCTGTGATTGGCTGCGTAGCAACGCTTGGTGTTCCCAAGGTAATATAAGCTGGCAAGTCTAAGCTCGCAATACCATGGGCAGCAGATAGGTTAATCGTAACAACATTACTTGTCCTCGATGCCGTGCTTATAGTCTGAACAGAATCTAAAACAATAAACGGCAATGCCAATGGGTTAGCACTATTAGCTAATTGCCCACTCTTTAAATCAATGCCTTTCCTAGGCTGCCAGTAACCATCAATACGCCCATTCTTACTAAGCACAACTTGACCACCTTTTAACTGACTAGGACGCTCACGCTGGTTAATACCAACAAAGCCTGTGTCCCCATCAATCAATGGCCGATCATCTAAACCACCAAATGAACGATAGGATGCCACGGTTTATTGGTCGTATGCAATGCAAGTGCCACTCGATACAGTAACTGCTGTGAAGTTGCCTCCAAGCCCAGTTCCCGCCAGGTGCGTAATTGATTGTAAGTCAGCAATGTTTGTAAGGTTACCAGCAAGGTTGCTAAACACGGTGTCCTCAACGATCTGAATCCACCGATAGGTCTTGCCCGTCTGTGCGCCTTCACCCGAATTAAGAACGTGGCCGCCATTTCCTCCCATTACTTTAAATGCTGTATCACTCATTATGTGTATTGATTGACTATAATAATATTTGTGCTAAATTGATTCGGGTATTTGTGGATTAGACAAATACCCATCCCTGAAACATAAAACAAGTATGTCAAAGAGCAATAAAGAATTATACCAAAATCACCCAAGTGTCAACACAATACCGTGGAGGTGGAAAAGATACGATGTAAGAGCCGATGGAAAAGTATTTTGGCAATACGGTCGGTATGGAGAATATTGGGTTACTTGGGAAACCGCACTAAAAATTGGACGGGCAATCGCTGATTCAGTAGGTAGAGCTAGGAAAAGCAACCCAGAAAAGCATAATAAAGCAAATGCAGAGTGGCGCAAAAAGAACAAGGAAAAACATAGAGAAAACGCCAGAGCATGGGGCAAACTTAACCGTGAAAGATGTGCCGCTAACAAAAGGAAAAGGGATAACCACAGGCGCGAGCATGATCCTATCTATGCGATGAGAGCAAGACTACGTTCAAGGATAAGGACAGCACTAAAAGATGGGGGGCTAAAAAAGAAGATGGAGACATACAATATTCTTGGTGCTAACTACAAAACTGTAACCGCCCATTTAGAATCTATGTTCTGTGACGGTATGAGTTGGGATAATCGCTCTGAATGGCACATCGACCATATAATCCCACTCGCATCAGCTAAGGATGAAGAAACGCTAATCAAGCTATGCCACTACAAAAATCTTCAGCCTTTATGGGCATTGGATAATCTAAAAAAAGGAGATAGACACTAACTTGTCAACCATTGACACAATCACCATTAAAGTATGTCTCAATAGTCTCTTGCTGAAAACCCATCCCCAATAATGCTGGAATAATTAAATTCTCAATTACTTGCTCCATAGTCAAATCATCCTGCGGTATCTCAACCGTCACAGTCGGATGGGTGCAAAATGGACTACCTAGCTGTTTGTCTGTTGGCTTTATTGTTATCTTCATACTGATAGTTCTTTGTTCTCGTTAAGCTCACTTTGCAAGTCTGCCACCAAATCCTTCAACTCTTTGTTCTCCTCAACCAAATCATCATACTTAGCAAGCAAAGATTTATACGGCGATAATTCACCAGGTAATACACTGCTCGGCTGAATATA